ACCAGCGACAGCAAGAAGGTGAACAAGGCCAAGACCGTCAACACCGGTTCTGCCAAGCCCATCACCAAGAACGACACTGTCGAGGAAAAGAAGGAAGATGGCAAGGTGACGGAAGTCAAGAATGTCGAAATGACCAAGAAGAAGGACCAGGTGGTTGAAGCCAAGCAGGAATCTGATGGCGACAAGGCCAAACCGGCACCAGAGGTCAAGAACTTTGACAGCAAGGCTAAGTCCGCCGCAGAATCCAACCGTTCCGGTGCCGAGAAGGAAAAGCACTTCGCCGAAGTGGCCAAGAAGCAGAAGAAGTTCAAGGCTTTCATTGAAAGCCTCGTAGTTGACGAAGCTTCTCGCAAGGCTGCTGATACCGTTCTCGCCGAAGCCGAGAAGGTCTTTAAGGCCCAGTTCGAGTCTGCCGAAAATATCGCCGATGAACAGAAAGCCGAATAAGCATTTTATCCGGTAATATTTTCGTAAAAATCCACCCGCCGGGTGGATTTTTTGCTATATTTCCAAACGAAATGGCTTTAGCGTTAGAAGATAACAAGGTAGTAGACTCACCAGATGTCCACCCGATGTGGACCGCGATATACCATGATGTGGATACCGACCAGTTGTTCCTATGGTACGACACCGGGAAACTGGAAACCAAGGTCATTACCAATACATTCTATACGCCTAATCGGGGCGAGTTCAACTCGATACCTTGCGGGATGAAGGACATCTTTGGCAGGGAGATGTACTCGGTTACATGTAAGTCTAAGCTGGAAAGGGAAATATACAATAACCGGCGCGGTCCAAACAACCAGCTATGTGAAATCGATATTGACCCCAGGGCTAGATTTTTAGCGAAGCATTATTCTAAATCCGGCATGCTGAAGCCGGATATGAAGAAGATCAACCTGTGCTTCCTCGATATTGAAGTGGAGACGGTGGGTCGCTTCCCCGCGGCCCATCGTGCCGAGTACCCGATTAACTGTGTTACCGTTTATTTCTCCAAGACCGACAATTATGTGACTTATGGGCTTGGTAGGGATGTTTCCGATTATGTTAAGGAAGAGATGGCGAAAGAGAACGGGAGATACGTTCTCTGCTATACCGAGAAGGAACTCCTTGAAAAACTGTTTTCTGAGATTGGACGAAACCAGGTAGATATCCTGTCAGGTTGGAACTTCTCCTACGATACCACCTACATGGTGAATCGTGCCGCCAAGCTGAAGGTGGACTTGAAGCTCATGTCCAGGCTTCCCGGCCAGTTCCAGAAAGCCTACTTTGACCGTGAGGGCAATCTGCAAATTGCCGGTACAGAAGTTATCGATTTCCTTGCACTCTACCGCAAGTACACGTTCTCGGAAGAGCCGTCCTACAAACTTGACTACATCGGCGGACTTGTTGTCGGTGAACACAAGGCACCGCTGCCTGATGGCTACAAGTCATGGAAGAACTACTGGGATGAGTTCATCCTGTATAACTTCCAGGACGTTAGGCTGCTGAAAAAGATTGAATTGAAGGTGCGCATGTTCCAGCTTGCCGTCATGGCTGCTTCGGAAGCCCGCGTTCCGTTCTCTTCCGTGTTTGAATCCAAGAAGATGCTGGTCGGGTTCGTGATGAACATGCTTCATGAACAGCATCTCGTGTTCCCCCCGATGCAGGCCAAGAACAAGGAAGAATATCCGGGTGCATTCGTGTACTCGATCCCCGGCTACTACGAGTTCCTTGTCTCCTATGACTACCGTTCACTGTATCCGTCTATCATGATGACTTTCAATACCTCTCCGGAGACGAAGGTCATCAAGCCCATTGACTACGTTCTTACCCCGGAAGAGAAGGATCTTCTCATCGAGAGCCCGTGGACCCACAACGGCCAATACAAGGTGTACTTCCGTCGTGACAAGGAAGGCATCGTCCCACAGGTGACCAGGAAGCTGTTTGATGGTCGCGCCAAGTTGAAGAACAAAAAGAAGGCCGCCGAAAAGGCCGGCGATATGGAAATGAAGGACATATACGACATGATGCAGAAGGTCTATAAGGTCCTCGGCAACTCTCTGTATGGTCTTCTCGGTTCTAATTTCTTCCCGTTCTATGATGTCGATAATGCTGCCTCCATTACCGGTTACGGCCAGAGGCTCATTAAGTTTACTATTGCCGAACTTGCCAAGTACCTCAACGAGGAACTGGTCAATGACCGGCGCTTCTACGATGCATTCGGATACAAGCCGACGATTGACCCGTCGTTCCTCGGCACTACCAAGGACGAGGATGGCCAGTTGCTCTACCGCCGCATGTCCCACGGTGATACTGACTCCTTCTACTGCAAGATTGGTGATATCTTCAAGGAATTCGGTGCCAAGGCTGGAACCGGCGTGGAAGTCATCGTGTTCGATGAGCATAAGGAAATCTTCCGCCAGGGCTTCGACAATGACCACATTCTCGAATCCAAGAAGATGTTCAATGCGGCGTGCAACCAGTATCTGCATGATGTGTGGCATGACCCAGAGAACCGTTCCGTTGATAAGAAAACTGGGTTGACAAAGGTGCAGATTATGTTCCATGACGGTATCGTCATGGGCAAACGTTACCGTGTCATTTATAACCGGTTCCGTCTTACGGACTTCTGCCGTATTATGGACGCTGCAATGCTTGAAGAGAAGCTTGACGAGTTTATGCTTGCCTACGCGAAGAAATGGAACTTCCTAACCAACGAGCTGTTCTTAAAGCGAGAAAAGTGTATTTATAAGGCAATCGTCACCGCTAAGAAAAAGTACATCTGCGAAGCTGAATCCAACGAAGATATCGTTTATCTTGACCTTGGACATAGGGGTGATGATGGTAATTGGGTTCCGGGCACACTCGAACTTGAACCACATTTTGCCATTACCGGTCTTGAAATTGTGCGTAGTTCAACCACACTGTTCAGTAGGGAACGTATGCTTGATATGGTCAAGCTTATGTTGAAGACCATGGATAGGAATGAAGTGCGGCGTAGACTTCTTGTCATGAAAAAAGAATTCTTTGATGCAGTAAGGGATAAGAATTACTCTTACATAGCATGTCCATCAGGCATGAAAGAAGAACCGATTCCTTACTTGAAGATGATTACTATGCCTAAGTCCGATATTTCCGATATTGACTGGCGTCGTAGGGCCGCTTCCGTGTGGAACTACCTCATTGAAAATGACCCAGTTCTTGCGCAGGAACCGTACGAGCCTATCTATGCCGGTGACAAGATGAAGTTCATCAAGAAGGCTGATGAGCGCTATGGCGTATCGATTATCTGTTATAGTGGTGAGAAGTGTCCGGAACGCCTTCTGCAACTGTTCCATGCCGACTGGGAAGAACAGTGGCATGTCTCTGTTGCACAGATACTTGGCCGTCTTTTCGAAGCTGTCGGGTGGCCGAAGGAACTCGAATACGACGAAACCAAGAAGGTTCGCGCATTCGTTTAGGGGTCCCAAATCCTATAAACTGCAGACCGATGTAGTTTTATGGAAAATAGACGGGATTCCCTATGTACGATTTCGAAAAATACTATAATGATATGAATGTGAAGGCCGAGGCTAATATCGACCTGAGCGGTGTACAAATCGAGAATCCACAGGGCAATCCGAATGAACATGTAACTAATAATGTCGTTTATTTCATCGTGGGAATTGCTGTATCAAACGATCCCGGGTTTACTACGTTTGATGCAGTTGGTATAAACGACCGTTTAAGGATTACTGTAGAAGAGGGTAGTGCTTCTACGACGAATTGTGTTGCGATAATGCATCCGATCAGTGATTTGGTTGATACCAATGTTGCAAGTGCATGGAATCCTGGTAAAGAACGGGAAACATTTGTTGACTTGGATAGTTCTGCTGAAGGTGTTACCATTACATACACCATACTGCATGATGGTACGACACTCCCACCAGTCAGTTATGCTTATGCGCGTGTATTCGTTGCACCCCGTTATGAATTCATTACTAATAATGGTGCCGATGATGTTGTCGGGCGTGTAGTCGCCGGCCTTTTAAATCCTACCTTAGTAAACCAGAATGTTATTTCTCATCACTCGATGCCGGTTGCTAAACTGTCAGCCAGCATGCGTGCAATCTACATGATGCTCGGATTGAATGGCAGCCGTAAAGTATCAATCAAATCTTTCCGAAAGGGACTGAGTGCACGCGCCGGTAGATATAATGCGGTTGTTGGATATGATCTTTTCCGTAAGAGGATGAACCAGATATCGGATTGGTGTGCGGAAAATAATTACGGGGTCGATGTAAAATATTACGATCAGAGTATGTCTGACCCGTTACCGGATAACATTGAAGATGCTAATAGTGCTGACTATAAGAAAAGTTGGGCCAAAGCCCGTGCGAAGCATCATGCTTATGTAATGGCGGTGGCCAAGTCTGATAAGACTAGGACTTCAATGAAGAAAAGAACTA